TTGGAGAAGGGATCGCCTGAATGGCGAGACCTGCTAGGGGGTCACCTCAAGTTCAAGAAGACACTTAAACAGCTGGCTGCTTACGATATAGGTATTGAACAAACCCTTGGAATGACAGTTCAACAAGCTGCTATTCTGGTCTCTACACCTGTGCGTACTCAAATTTTTAAAATTTCTAGGAACTTTTTAGATTCTTTGCGAAATGACTGGTATGCAATTGTTGAAGAATATTACAAACAAATTGAAAACTGTGGAGTCTATGACCCTGATCTCATCTAAAATTTGTCTTCGTTGCCAGGAAGATAAAACACTTACCTGTTTTGGTTGGTCTGGTTACATAAAAAAAGACGGTAAAAAAAGTTCTTGTAGCTACTGTAAAACATGTCAAAATGAATTACGTGTTCAACGTAAATACGGTGTTACTTATGCAGATTATTTAAAAATGTTAGAACAACAAAATTATTGCTGCGCTAATTTAGGATGCAAAACAAAAGAACCCGGCGCTCCTGGTCGAACCAGATTTTATATTGACCACTGTCACACTACAAATAAAATTCGTGGTTTGCTTTGTCATAATTGCAATTTAGCTTTAGGGCATGTCGCGGATGATGTTGAAAAATTAAAAGGTTTAATACATTATTTAAACAAGTAAACAAAGGTCTCGCGTGAGTCTCATTAGACTTTCTGATCTTCTAAAAAACTGATTGAACCACAGGGCAGGTCGCCGTAGGATAGATGAAGTCGCAATTCCTACTCCCCATGATGGACGTTCACATCGCTGTCGGGGAGTGGATTCATAGCATTCAACGCCACATGACACTGGCTGCGGATAACACTTGTTTTCATTTGCCTACACCCATGCACGTTCACGCTTTTTGGATTGTAAAAGAAGGGTCTTTCCCGGAAAAAAACTTTAAACTGGTCGTAGAAAACGAGGGCGCACTCAAGTGACGAGTACTAATAAGCAAGGTTTGCGCCCAGGGGAAATTCGTCTTGACTTCATTCCAATGGATTGGCCACTCACTCCGTTGGGTGCCAGGAAAGATCCGTATGTCCAGGGCTGGCAAGGTAAGCCCTTCAGTATTCAAGAGATTGAAAATGAAATTCTTGAGGGAGACTGTAAAGCTATCGGTTTGATTGGCGGCCCCTGCTACAACAATCCCTATGGGTTGGTTTGGGTGGACGTTGATGGACTCAGTGTGTATTCCCTTGTTACACAACTGGCTGAAAACCCTGACTTCAATGCGGCTCTGCCGCCAACATTGACTATTTGCAGCGGTAAAGCTGGACGTGAAAGGAAGCTTTATAAGCTAAGTCGGGATAAACACAAGCATTTCATCCGCAACAAATACACTTGGCACGCGGAAACCCCAAAGGAAAAGCTTGAAATTTTGTGGTCTAAGCACCAGGGTGTGCTGATGGGTTTACATCCTGAGACTGATGGTTACTACACCGCCGAAGGTCAGGGCTTTGAGTGGGTTGATCGGTTGCCTGATTTTCCGGAGTGGCTTCTGAATGCCATCATCAACAAGAATGTTAAGCAGGGGGTACCGGCAAAAGAAGTCACTCGGATTGTCGGCCCGCACTTTGCTGTAAATGCTGAGATCAGTCTTGAGCGTGACATGCAGTTGGGACAGGAGGCCATGTGGTCATTGCCGCCAGAAGCCTGTGATGACTACGATATTTGGATTACGGTTGGCCAAACGCTTCACTCAACTGATGAGTCGTTGCTTGATGCTTGGGATGAATGGTCCAAGCAATCTGATAAATATCGTGAAGGTGAATGCCATAGGCGTTGGCTTTCTTTCAGTAAAGGCGGGGGTCGTGGCCTTGGGTCACTAATACATATCGCCCAAGAGCATGGGTGGAAGCCTTCGCAAGATCATCGCGCAATGAACGTGGATGATGAGACGCTTGATTGGGCAGAACAACAGGCGAAACAACTTGATGAACTTGAACAGGAACTAAAAATGAATCTGGAGAACCTTGTAATTCCGGCACAGGATGCCACAAATACAGTAAAGAAGCCAAAGAAGAGGGTTGGTAAACAAGCTGCCCAAACAACAGAAGGGGACTCAAACACAGAGCAACGCGCAAAGAACCCACCGGCAAGCACCATCACGGAAGTGTTGCTGCAAATGTACCAGGGTCATCTGGTTTTCAGTCAACCCCATGGGCAGTTCTTTGGTTACTCCCTGGAATCCAAGGGGCTTTGGTCGCCCATGACCAAGATTGAAATGCTGGGGGACATCCGTTCGAAGTTGATTAGCCTGGGTGATTTCCTGCCAAAAGGCTTTAGCAGTAACCTGATGAATGATGTGTTCTCGCAGCTGCAATCAATCGTTACATTTGATGATTGGTATGACGGTTCGGAATATCTGCTGTTCACCAATGGTGTCTTAAATATTGAGACGCGTGAGCTGCTGCCGTTCAGTAAAGAACTGTATCTAACACAACAGATGCCCTATGCGTATGATGCGGGCGCAACTTGTGATGACATTGTTAAATGGCTGAAGCATACTCAGCATGACAGCTGGGAACGCACTCAAGTTTTGAGAGCTTGGTTGCGGGCTTGTCTTCTGGGTCGCTACGAAATTCAAAAGTTTGTGGAGATTGTAGGCCCAGGGAAATCCGGGAAGTCTACCTACGCAAACCTGGCAGTTGCTTTGGTGGGTAGGGGAAATACATATTCTACGGACTTCGAGAATATGGAAAAAAACCGTTTTGAAGCTGCTGCTTACATCGATAAAAAACTATTGCTTTTCCAGGATGCAGACCGTTGGGGTGGTTCTGTTTCAAAACTGAAAGCGATCACTGGTAATGATTGGATTCGTTCGGAGCGCAAGTATCAAGGCGAGACGCTGGACCCATTCCAATACCACGGGATGGTAATGATTACCGCTAATGAAGCTATTCAATCAACCGATTACACATCTGGTTTGGCTCGTCGTCGTCTCACCATTCCGTTCGACCGCCCCTTCACTGGTACTCAAGCAGAGCAAAAAGAATTGATTAAATTCAATTCAAAGGGTGAGCCACAAGGAGAATTTGCTCCCTTGCTGCCTGGGTTGGTGAATTGGCTGCTGGATATGACTGAGGAAACCATGCGTGAATATCTCATGGAGACCAGTAATCGGGTGAAGTTCTTCCAGAAGTACGAGAAGATGCAGAACCTGCGGTCTAATCCATTGCTGGACTGGATGGAACACAAACTTATTTATGATCCCGGCGTTAGCTCGGCAGTTGGTTTCACAAAGAATGCACCCATGGGTTCTTCAAATATTTATGCCCAGACTGACAAATGGTTGTACGCAAGCTATGCCGAATTCTGTCGCCAGTGCAATGTTGGTGTCATGTCTAGGAATAGATTTGAACCGCTCTTCATGGATATCTGCACCCATCAATTAAAAATTAAAGTATTTGCTAAGCGCAATACACGTGGTGTTCGTATTATCAACGTAGCAATTCGAGATTCCAGTGCCAAATATGAAGGTTGGCCCTCCGTTGTTGAAGTTGCTTCAGACAAAGAACAATACAAGGAATTCTATGGAATGGACCTGAATCCAGATAGTAATGCGAAAATGGAGGATGAGTTAAGTACAGATGAATGAGCGATGGACGGCACCTAATCCTGGACCTGTATGACTGTGATCCAGAGATTCTTAACGACTATGACCAACTTGAGGAACACCTAAAGGTTGCTCTGTCACTTGCAGGTGCAAATATTTTAAGGATCTTTGGTGAAAAGTTTGAACCCCAGGGGGTGACACTCCTTGCTTTGTTGGCTGAATCCCACGCATCTATCCATACGTGGCCGGAGCTGGGCTATGCCGCTGTCGATTTGTACACTTGTGGGGACACTACTAATACACATAAAGCAGCGGAGTTTCTCAAAAAGAAATTAAGTTCAAAAATAACAGAAGAAAAAGAACTTGTACGGTCCATAACTCCGCCTAATTAGGTATAGTTAATCGAGATATATCCGATCTTACATGTCTAAAAAACCTAAGTTGCTTTGGTGTGGCGATATTGTTGCTATGACCGGCTTCGCCAGGGTGACGGAAAATGTCCTGGAACGAATCAGTAAGGACTACGAAGTTGTGGTTTTGGGCCATAACTGGTGGGGAGATCCGACTCCTCTACAAGAAAAATATAGGATGTACCCTTCATCCAACAGGTTTCAGACTGCGCCCTTTGGTGAGGAGCGCATCAGGGAAGTAGTTGAAAAAGAAAAGCCGGATATTATCTTCACCATTAATGACATGTGGATCATTAATGTGCAGTACTCCAAAATTGCAGACCTTCACGAGCAGGGTCTGTTTAAGTTTGTAGGTTATGCCCCCATGGATTCTTATGGCTGGACGGGAAGCCTGGACGATACTGCCAACAGGTGGGACGCCATCATCTCTTATACGGAATTTGGTGCTCACGAATTTATTGCTGGTGGCATTCAGAAGCCAGTAGCCGTCATTCCCCATGGTGTGACTCGTGGTCAGTTCTATCCCATGGATAAGAAGGAGGCTCGGAAGAGGCTTAATTTAAAAGAAGATATTTTTGTGGTACTCAATGGCAACCGCAACCAGTTCCGCAAACGTATCGACATTACAATCGAAGCTTTTGCCAAGTTTGCAAAAGACAAGCCTGATACCCAGCTCTACTTGCACATGGGGTTGAAGGACCAGGGCTGGGATATCCTCCCGGTATTTGCGCGTGCCATGCGGCGTGAAGGTCTTGATCCCAATGGACGCATTATCCTTACAGCACAATGTGAAGGTCCCCCCAACGTTTCGGTTGAAACCCTAAACCTTATCTACAACGCCGCCGACGTAGGCGTGAATACATGTAAAGGGGAGGGTTGGGGTCTTGTCAACTTCGAAAACGCCGCCTGCCGCGTTGCACAGGTGGTGCCTGACCATACCTACTGCAAAGAGATCTTCGAAGGGTATGGGCGCCTTATCCGCTGTGATCACGTCGATGTTGACACCAACTACGGACGGGAAATGCCATGCCCTTCCAGTGATCACCTGGCTGAGATCCTTACAGATCTTTACGAAAACCGCGACAAGCTGGACGCAACGGCTGAGTTGTGTTACCTGCGTGCCACGGATGAGCAGTTTGATTGGGATTCGGTAGCCTCTCAGTTTGGCGGCATCTTTGAAGACGTACTCAACAACGTGGATCACGCGGTAGAAGAAGAGCCCAAGCCGAAGCCCAAAAAGGTGAAAAAAGAACGGCGTGAAAAACGGGTACTAGGAGCTTGATCTAAAAACTTATCGGGAGACCATGGCCCCTGCCGCTTCGTGCGGTGGGGGTTTTTGTTGTCCGCATGATACAGAACAAACAAAAAACAAGGGGGTATGCAGAGTTTTCAGACTATACCTACGTTTTAACCCTTATATAAGGTAAATGACACTATGGGGCATAGTGTAATTAGTAGTGGTACAAAGGTACGTCTACCCTTTACGCAGTAGTTTTATATGAGACTAAGGGTAAGATTGGGGCAAGTCCAGCAAATAATGACACTTTCGGCCAAAGTGTCATTTGGCTTATATAAAGATAAAAGTTATGGTATAGTCCGAAAAGTCTGCACACACTCAATGCCGCGTGCGTATAAACCCCTGCTTCCGCTGGCGGAACTCAGGAGGAAGTTGGGTCTATCTGACGATTCGCCCAGTGGTTTGGTGTGGCTGGAAGAGACGGGCTGGCACAAGCCTGGACAGGTGGCGGGACGGCTGGATCACTCTGGTCAGTACTACGTACTTAGTCTTTACAACGAGAAGTACCACGCCCATCGGTTGGAGTACTACCTACGCACTGGAGAAGATCCTGGTAGTTCAGATGTACTAAAGAAAGAAAACGGGGAGTTGGTCTTACATAAACGAAAAACTCCTCAACCACGCTCTCGTCGCAACTGTCGCAAATCAGACTGGACCTAAGATGGCACATTTAATTCCCGATCTAAACGCAACATTTCGTCACATCAATCTCATTGATAATCTCAGTGAGTCTCAGCTCCAGGAGAATGGTTACTACCGTGGCTATCCCTGCCCCCATGGACATGTGATCAGAGATTCCATTGGTCACTGGTGTTACGACTGCGCTAAAAAAATTCTTTCCAACGTATGTGGTTTTGATATCAACTACTTACACGCGGAATACAAAGCAAAGTATGCATCCCTCTGGAAGAAAGTACAGGTTGGTTTTCCAGAAGACTGCTGGCCTATTGCGTCACCATCTGGATCTACCCCCAAGCGTATTTGCATGCCGTCCTATCGGTCTTGCTATAGCAAACAACGTGCCGAAAACGTTAATGTCCACAAAGCGCTTTACCAGTCGGCATGGGGAGATGTCGGTTTGCTTGTCGTTACCAGGACATGCGGGAATACTAAGTGTGGTAATCCTTTACACATGGTGTCTAGCTGGAATAGGACAACGCCTCCCCAACGGCTTCACCCTTTTGACATCGAGTTTAAAGCTGAGAAATTAATGTTGTATGCCCGTCAAATAAACACTGGCAAGAGCATTAAACCTGTAATTGAAAAAGAGTATAAACAAACTATTACACACCCCCTGGATGTTAAAGAAGTGCCCGATTATGATGAAGGAGGCTAACTATTAATAAGTGTAAATAATGCGTAACCAAAACAGCCAACGGCAACGCAGTATAAATAATCCTTTAAACCTTGGTTCATTTGACAGAACTTCTTTGCGTCTGTTGCAGGGGACGCTTGGTCCTACTTCGCAACTTATTGGAAGGTCGGATAGTTGGGATACGTCTAATGGAGGTTATGGCGGCGGTACGTACAACCACTGGTTCAAGATTAACCTACTAACAAACGCCTGGATCATTACGGTAAAGGGGGAGCCGCGCCCCAAGTACATTCAAATTTCTGCCTATGATTTAAATCAAAATCCAATCCAGGCACGCGCTATTTTTGATAAAGATAGTATTCAAACTACAGTAGACGGTAAACAGTATTACCCGTACTTTGGGCACACAATGGGTGCTCAATCTGATTTATATAATAACTTTGATCCAGATCGTCTTGACCGAGGCGATGATCGCTATTTTGTATTGCCTCCAGGGTTTTATTTACTTTGTATTTCAACTACACGAAATGAACCACTAGATTACTCCGTTGGTCTAGTTATTGAAGTTGAAGATTTCCAACCTGAATATTTACTGGAAACAGGAGGAAGTAATTACCTTATCTATGAAACGGTCACGGACCCTGCAGTTATTGAGGATCCAGCAAACCATATCTATTGTGATATTACAGAATATTACACAGGCGAACAAGAGCACCAACATTCTTTAGGGGAATGGAGAGCCGCATGGGAACGCGAACACCAACAAGACAATCGCTTTCCTAATGTTTTTGTACCTCTTGCAACCACTTTATGATTAACTTTTACAACTGGTTGATATGCAAACTGTTTAAACGTTGTCAAATTTATGTGGCTGTAACGCCAACCGAAAGGTTTAAACGTTATTGTGAAGAGAATCCCTGGGAAAGGGAATGTAAAATACACGACAACTAATGGATGACCTACCGAATCAAAAAAAGAAAAAAAGTATTTACAAAGAGTATTGGGAGGGGCTATCACCTGAAAATGCGTTTGTCTCCTTGGATACACACAACAAAAGGATGTGTATGGCTTGCAAGTCTAGCTGTGTCAAAAAGCAACAGGCAAATAAACGACTGGATAGAAAGACGCAAGAGTGCCAGGGTCCGCCGCCTGGATATGTCTTTGACAGGTAAGATTGGTAACGGTGTCCAGGCTATTGCAATTAGGCAGGTGCGTACATGGGTAAATGAGTTGCCGGTTGGACATTCTATTGCAATGCAGTGCGAATCAGCTTTACCTGAAAAACAATTTCGTGTATGGAAAAAATGGTTTGAGCGCCATGAGGATTTGTGTTGGGAAATTAACACAGAATATAAATCTTTCTTTTTTTATAAAAAGGGTTGGTAGAATAAAAACAAACGGTTTTACCCACCATGGAACACGCAAGTACAACAGCAGTTGTTGCAATCATTATTGCCGCTGGCTCTGAAATCATTGGGCTTCTTCCCATCAAAGAAAACACCTGGATTCAATTGATCTTTAAAGCTCTGAAAGTTCTTTTCCCAAAGCGCTGAAGGAAGAACCTATTTGGTTTTTCCGCTTTGGTGAACCCACTACCGTAAAACATATTCAAAAATGGGCGCAAGATTATAAGTTTGAAAAAACTCTTACGCCCAAAATTGATCGTGCCATTGAAGATTGGAAAGCCACTCAACCAGTTGAGGTAAATTTACCAAAAATTATTGAGCACCCTATTGATAAAACTCTTCAAACGGGAGAAAGCCAATTACTTGGTGGCGCGATGGAGATCAAATCTCCTTGGTTAGATCGCTAAGCAACAATACACCAGCCAGAATTTTGACCCTCGACTAACCAACGGGGTTCAAAATTTTTGTAGCTGTAATGTAATTTTTTTCCGTCGGTAGAAGGGTAAGTGCCATTGATTAGATCGCATTGGCCCCAGGGATCATGCACCCAATAACCATTAACATCGTATCCGATAATACAAATGTAATGCCCTCCGCCTTGAGGATCTTGCACGCTGCCATGGTGAAGAAAACCTGCAGGCACTGGCTTACCGGCATCAATTTGTTTTTTAATTAAAGTTCGGTTGCCGGTTGTGCTGAATTTTGCAGTTACTCCATAGTGCTTTAATGCTTTTATTTGAGCATTACTATCAGTACTATCACCAAAAGTAAAAACGGTTCTAATGTAATCATCATCATTTTTTATCGAATTGGGTTTTAAAAATTTCAACATCATGGCACAGCTTGAGCTAAAACATGTCCGTGATGCATCCCGATAATTATCTCGTTGACTCATGTAAATTACGGGAAGCGGATTTGGTTTGGCAGTTTGCAAATCACTTGCCGAAGTCTTTGCATTATTAACAGAAGGTGTTTCTGTTTGACGATATTTAACAGCAAAAGACTCCAGGACATCAGAGGGGATCTGTGCCTGCAGCCAATTCCATGCTTCTATTTGATGCGGAAGTTCTTTATCAAACTTTGATGCATCACGTAAATTAATTGACATGGGCCTAAGGCTTTAATTTACTTTAGGCCAAGTCAATTTATTCAAACAACTTCGGGTGTAACTTCTGTTACTTCATCAGATTCTTCTGGTGCAAACTCAAGGGTATCAATAATTTCACCAATCAAATTTGCGGCAAAAGCAATGAGGTTGCCGTCACCAGAAGCTCGGGCAGCACCAAAAGAATTAATTGCCGAAACTAATTCGCTTTTTTTAGCAGCCATGATATTCAAAACTTTTTACAAAGTATAGCAATAATTACCAAGGGATGCCAGAAGCATCAACAGGATTTGATTGAGCGTCAAGCTGTTCCACTAACTTACTGCAAATGGACTCAACTTGTTCATCACCAAGAGCTGCCAGTACCCAACCCACAACCTGACCTTCTGTCAGTTGGTCATATGGAGTGAAGTTGTCGGGATCTGGATCACCAAAACCAACAGAACCATAAGTACTAGCGGTGAAGGTGCCACTATCAGTTACTTCGCGCGTAGCAGTGGCGGTCCAGTGCGCGGTGTAAACAACACCATCGGAAATTTTACGCTCAAGCTGAGCAATGTTCCAAACAAAAGTATCAGCCATTTTAATGCGGTATCTATTGTTTCATTATAGGGCAAAACTTATTGTTGTTCACCAGGTAGTGGCGAAATCAGTAAGTTACCAAGTAGTTATTGCAGTCCGCTTCCAAGTGTTTGTAGCAGTGCAAACGTAGATGTAGCTAGCATCCCAGCAGATTTCACCAGCTGTACCTGTGGCGCTTGCAGATGCAGGAGTTTTAGCAGTGCCGACCCTAATACGATCACCGTTTACCTGAAAAAGAGCACCACCAGCATCGGTAGACGTACCAACTAAGAGCCTGCCACTGGAGTCAATCCGCAACCTTTCAGTAGTTCCAGCTGCAATAATGACCGTATCAGCTAGACCTGCAGTACCAGCAATGGAACCGATAACAGTGTTATTAGAGCCACTGGTCAGGGATTGACCTGCCTGATAACCAATACCAATATTGCTGCTACCGGTAGTACTTAAGTACACTCCATAAAGGGCTTGGTTGCCAATAGCAACGTTTTGAGCACCAGTGGAGTTCTGAAGACTGTTGTGTCCTACAGCAGTGTTGCTACTACCTGTACTTAAGTTTAAAGATTGAAATCCTATAGCAATATTGGCGTTACCGGTAGTATTAAACCAAAGGGCTTGCTCTCCAATGATATAGTTTCGAATGCCACTGGTGTTTGAATAAAGAGCTTCATATCCAATGGCATAGTTTTGATAACCGGTGTTAGATCTAAGGGCGTCTGTTCCAATAGCAATATTTCGACCAGTGCCCGCACTTCCACCTAGCGCATTAGGGCCAATTGCTATGTTGCTTACTAAATTTCCACCACCACGGCCTACATTAATACCGTTAATTAACGCATCACTATTGACCTGTAGTAAGTTTGCACCAGAAGCACTAGACGTGCCTACTAACATTCTGCCGGAACTATCAATCCGCACTCTCTCGGTGGTTCCTGCTGCAATAATTACCGTATCGCTGAGACCTCCAGTACCGATAATAGAACCAATGATGGTATTGTTAGAGTCGCTAGCAGTTAAAGTACTTCCCGCATTGTACCCAATACAAGTGTTCCTAGTACCAGCTTGTAGTTGGCTGCCTGCGTAAGCACCAATAGCAGTGTTGAAACTTCCCGTTGATAGGTTGTATAAGGTAACGCCACCAAGTGCGGAATTATAGTTGCCGCCATTAAGTGTTCTCGTGGACACTGAACCAACAGCAGTATTTAATGAGCCTGAAGTATTAAATTGAAGTGCTGAAGACCCAAGTCCAGTATTGTCTGTGCCTGTGGTATTACCGGTAAGCGCTGAAGAGCCAATTGCGATATTGTATGCGCCTGTAGTGTTGGCATTTAGAGCACTGCTGCCAACCACTATATTGGTGCTAATTGCTCCAGCGCCACGGCCTACGCGAACACCATAAATTGATGCGTCGCCACTTACATCAAGAAGATAAGCAGGAGCGTTTGTACCGATTCCAACATTACCGGTTGAGGTAACAAATAACCGACCCACACCACTGGTTGCAATAGCTATTTGATCTGTACCAGGAGAATAAAAACCTTGCGGATAAGATGTACCGCTGCCAATAGCAACTGACGGTGCAATAGCAGATCCAGAACTAAAAACACCTGAAGTAACTGTAATGGTACCTGCAGAAACTGTAATAGTAGTGGCATTTAACGAAGTAAAATTGCCACTGGTAAAGTTAGCGGTAGTACCAGTAAACGTCGTACCTGAAATAGTTGTAAACTGTGCTGTTGTGCCTGTAATGCTTTGACCACTAATAGTTCCGGTCACAGAAATACCGGAGCCAAAAAACCCTGATCCAACAACAGTTAAATTACCGGAAATAGTATTACTTCCACTAAAAGATAAGTTAGTTGCTTGGATTGTACCAAACGTACCAGTCGTTGCGAAAATAGCAGTTCCTGTAATCGTGGTGCCCGATAACAAAACAAAGTTACCGGTAGTTGCGTTGACAGTATTTCCTGTGATCGTTGCACCAGAAACACTTGTGGTAAAGACAGCTGCAATACCCGTGAGATTTGTAAATTTACCAGTGTCACCAGTAACGGTTAAACCAGATACGACAGTGGTAAATATTCCAGTTGCTCCGGTAATAGTAGAGGCAAGAACTGTGTCACCAGTAACGGTTGCACCGCTAAGTCTTGTGGTAAAAACACCACTCACTCCCGTAAGAGTGGTAAACCTACCGGCGTCTCCTGTAATGTTTACACCAGAAATAGAATTAGTAAATACGCCAGAGATGCCAGTTATGGTTGAAACTTTAACGGTATCGCCAGTGATGGTGGCACCAGATAAGTTGGTATATACACCGGAGACACCAGTAATATTTGCAAATTGTCCGGTATTGCCGGTAATTACAGCACCTGAAATAACTTGAGTAAAAACACCAGAAATTGCATTAAGATTACCAAATGCACCTGTATTACCAGTAACAGTTACACCGGAAACACTGGTGGTAAAGGTACCAGAAACACCAGTGATTTGGCTAGCGGCAACCACATTTCCTGTAATCGTTGCTCCACTAAGTTGTGTTGTAAAAACACCAGAAACACCAGTGACGCTTGTTGCTTTAACCGTGGTGCCGGTAATAGTAACACCTGAAAAAGTACCGCTGTTATTTACATTGCCAGCAAATTGAGCAAGACCCGATACTATTAAGCCACTTTCAACGGTTAAGTTTCCGCTAACAACCAGGGCAGGTGTTGAAAGTGTTCCGAAAACGCCGGAAACCCCCTGAACAGTTCCGCCTGTAATTGTTGTTCCGCTTAAAGAATTAAAAACACCTGAGGTGCCAGAAATATTGTTTCCTGTAATCGTGGCGCCGCTCAAGCGAGTTGAAAAAGTTCCGCTAACAGCATTAATATTTGAGCCTGTAATTGAGGCTGCGGTAATGTTTACACCGTTTACATTGGTCCCTTGTATGTTAGAACCTGTGATGGTAATGCCGCTGACAATGCCACTGACTGTTGCATTGTTAACAACAACCAAAGAAGTAATTGTGGCTTGGTTTCCAACTGTTAAGCCAGAAGTTGTGGTTAAACCCGAAGTGGTAACGTTGTTTTGAACAGTAATACTGCCGCTGACTGTACCGCCTGTTCGTGGTAGATAGTAAATATTTAAATATTGCTTGGTGCCAGAGAGGGTAATTTTTTTATTTTTTAAGGCCGGATCGGGTTCGTCTACGTGTACAAGAGTAAACAGATCCGCCTCAGCAACGTTAATGCCTGCAATCTCTTGTAAATCAGTAATCCGCCTGTTGGCCATTTATCTACGTATAGATGCTCTTAATTCAATTATAGTTTCTCTGTGCTTACTGAATTACTTGACTTTAATCTCAATTCGCGGCAAAAATTTACTGCCAAAATTCCATCCCGCTTGCACACCTAGTACAATGCCACAGGCCAAGAAGACTGTCAAAATCAGCTCGGCCACCGTCAGGTTGCGACGTACGTAAACAACTTGTGGCTGCGATTGAAATGCTGTCGAAGCAGGAGAAGGGTTATTTACTAGTTGCTTGCGTTGTTCCATGGTGATGCGTACGGCTTCCTCCCTGGCGCGTGCCTTCATCATCTCGACCATTTCAGGGGTAATGGTTGGAGGAGCTGATGGGTTTGGGGTGAAGGCTGCTGGGGCTGGTGAGCTGGGAGTAATTGGTTCTTCCATTTTCGTGACAAAACGTTTCCCCACACACTAACATATAAAAAAGTTTTATAAACGTATGGCAACTTTTGGAATCAGAAAAGGTCTAGAAGATGTTGCTCACGAGTTGAAAGGCATCAGAAATATCTTGGCCTCTATGTGGCATAGCCGTTATTCCACAGGTGAAACAGACCGTTTGAACCCTGAAGCTTTCGCTGATGAGTACATTCCCACAGAAGAGTGTGCCAGGCGTCTAGGGATATCAGACCAAACGATTCGTAATTGGATTAGCCAAGGGAAGAAAAACAAAGGGAAGGGTTGGACCGAAGGGATTCATTACGTCAACGTATGTCCTGACATCGGGAAAAAAGCAGTGATTCGAATCCCCTGGAACCAGTTGGTCCAATCTTTTGCCAAGAACAAAGATGTAGAACTTGGTGATTTTAATCATGCCGTCATGTACACGTCTACAAATACCAAAATTATGGAAGAAGGTTTGTGATATGACAAATCGTTTTTACGGCTTAGATCTTGCCCTTGTGACTGTTGAGAATCATTCGCAAGTATTGCCAGAATCATTGGTGCTTCAGGTGGAGGATTTTGTGCCGCCCTTTGGTTCATTTGATGATGGCTGCTTGCGCCGTTATCTTGAAAATCTTTGTGCATACGAAGAAGAAGACGCCAATTCCAATATGACCTTGGCCAATCGTTTACGTTTAGCTTTTAAAGATTTACAACCGGATACGATCTGTGGTAAGTTCCCTCAGGCTGAATTGCCCCTTAAACGCCGCCTTCGTTGCGTGGCAGAATACTTGATTCGGTCTGGTGAATTTGACAAGCTTCGGGATGAAAAAGGCAAGCTTGTTAAAAAACGCGGTAACCTTGGAAAGTTAGTCGTCATTTACAGCCCTCTTCCTAAACTTTTAGAATCTTTATCTAGACAAGGATTGTTAGAACCATGAGCCGACGCGAAAAACTGATCACTGCTGCACTCAACGGCAAGACTGGTGATAAAGAAGCTAAGTACTTGGATGCGGTCGTCAAGCTGATCTTGGGCGACATGGGGAATATGTACATTAAATTTTGGGAAGCCGAAGGTCCAGGTGTTGTTTGTTTTCAGCCCCAAGACGAAAATCGCTCCATGTTTTACATGACGCTGGAAGAATTACACTCTGCGCAAGAGTCATGTGAACGTGAGAATAACGGTGATCTTGCTGAGACGTTTAGAAGGATCTTGGAAGCCGCACAAAAAATTGATCCCGCAGAATCCGCTGGTTATGTCATTAACGATGCAGAGGGCATTCGTTATTTTGTTATTGATTACAACCAAGCTGTTGACGTGTAATGACAAGAAAATTTAGAAATAAATGTGAAGATTTAGAGTTGATTACCAATAAAGATTTGATTGCATCAGCGCATTCGCTGATGGATGGTATTGACTTGGATCCAGCAAGCTCCAAGGTAGCTAACTCATTTGTACAAGCAGATAAATTTTACACACCACAAGATGATGGTTTAAATGTCCAGGAGTGGGAAGGGAAAGTCTACGTATTCCCGCCTAGTGGAGCATATTATTTTGATAAATATCTTGACAAATGGAAGATGACCCGTGCGTCGTCCGGGTCTTTGACATCTTCTCATGCCCTTTGGTTTCGTAAGCTGTATCGCCTTTGGCTGGCAGATGTTGTTACAGAAGGTCTTTACTTCACCAATTGCACTGACATGATTCGTTATGATCAGCGTATTTTTGATTTTCCGGTTTGTATTTTAAAGACAGCTCCTTCATTGATTAAAAATACTAGCGAGGGTATTGGTATGCATAAAACCAGTACATCCATGGTGGTGTACTTACAGCCAAAACGGGACAGCAGCGCTGCTACCGAAAAATTTATTGATATTTACTCTGAGAAGGGCCGGATTCTTTACTAGAGTCTGTATACTAAAGGACGATTGAAAAAACCCATGTCGATCTTGAGTGACGCAGAAATCAAACAACTTGCTCTTGAAGAGGGCATGATTTCTCCTTTCCAAGATCACTTGGTAAGTAAAGAAAATGGCCGCAAGATTCTTAGCTATGGGCTAAGTTCTTACGGTTATGACATTCGTTTGTCTCCAAAACAATGCCTTATTTTTGGACGCATTCAAGCCGGTGATTGTGACCCCAAAGATTTTGATGAAGATATCTTGGTGCCAACCGAATTACTAGAAGATGAAAAGGGTTCGTATTTTATTTTGCCGCCCTATGGTTATTGCTTGGGTGTAGCTGAAGAACGGCTAAAACTTCCCAGAGATGTGACTGTTGTTGCTGTTGGTAAAAGCACCTATGCACGTTCGGGAATCATGGTGAATATCACACCAGCAGAAAGTGGTTGGGAGGGTTATTTAACACTGGAAATCAGTAATTGCACTGGATTATTTAATCGTGTTTATGCTAATGAAGGCGTAACTCAACTTTTATTTTTCCAGGGAAATCCTTGTAAAGTAAGTTATAAAGACCGTAAGGGTAAGTATCAAAATCAACTGCAAGAAGTTGTCTACAGTAAGGCATAATCATGGCGGACCCCTACGATATTGAACAACGTTTAAACATTGTCGATATTCTTTATCGTTCAGTGATGTTACTAGAAAACGAAGAGTTGGCTAGCCAGCTTTCTTGTTACAGTTCAGATAATACCCAATGGGTGTTAAATGTGCTCCAGGGTATCTTTGATGAATTGGAACATGTATTAGATCTAGAAGAATCTAATTATATTGACTATTAAAAGCTTCTAAATGTACCAGCAGTCTGCCCTGGTTTAGTTGCATAGTTGGTACTGCCGCCAATACCAATCCTGTCCCCTAACGTTGGTACATTAGTTCCTTTGATATTAGCCTCTGTCCTAGGGGTGCGACCACGAATTTGCGGTTCATCAATCAAAGCTTTTTGTTTAAATTTTCCAGCGGTTCTAGCTGCTGCTAAAAATTTATCGACCCTTGATTCTTTTGCAATATTACTTGTTCCAGCCTTATCGGCTGTTGCTTTTTCTTCGTTACTAAAATGACGGGTATCGGTTCTGTACGCACGACCTGGATTTAAATCACTACTATCACCACCAGATGAACCAGCATCTACCCTGGGGTCATAATTGGAAGGAACCGGTGCCGACTCCTGCCCTCTTCTCGGGTCGTAAAATCTTTCCATGATAATATTGTAATCGAGGGAATTTAGTGGCACTGCTGCTATGTATGCATATAAAAATGACGCAGCACAATTAGAGGGTCGTCAAGACCCTGATGATTTCCTGCAAAAATTTATTACTTCAGATGATGAAGTTCTGAAGCGTATGGCATGTTGTTGTGATTTTGGGGTTCCGCTCGCAACCAAGAATCATGATGTAGCATTGTACGACCAATACAACAGGGGTCTTACGTTATGTCAGGACGACAAACCAAGGGTCAACCTAGCCCTGGAGGGGAATCGCCCAGGAGTGACTGGTTTTATCCCGTCAGTGGAGGAAGCGTACCGGTATCCGGGAACACTGCCAATGGGCCAAAAACTCTTGGTATCACTGTAGAGACTACCGAAGACGGGGATTTATATTCTCTTATTGAGTGTAAAGATGGTGTGTGCCCAGTTCCATGGGCAACAACACCTGCACGCCCTGAGTTGCAACCTGATATGGTCAACCATCCACCCCACTATACGGATGGTGGTATTGAGTGTATTGAAGCTATTGAGGCTCAGTTAACAGCTGAAGAATATCGTGGTTATCTTAAAGGTAATTGCGTAAAATATTTGTGGCGTGAGCGCCATAAAGGCGGTGTTGAGTCATTGAGAAAAATGAGTTGGTACACAGACCGACTTATTCAATTCGATGAGGCAAATCAAAACGGCTGAGCCTCCTCCTCGTCTTCTTCGCCGTCGTCTTCATAGTACATGCAGGCGGCGGCAAGTTCAGCCAATTCTAAATCTGTTGGAATATCAAAAGATAGTTCAATATTTTCACCTGCAAGAATCTCTTTGACTGCTTGCCACTCCATCAAACGTTGGTGGTAAAGATTCAGTAAAGCAGCTTGCAACTCGTCCCAAGTCATCTCTTGGGCTGCAATTTCAGCTTTACGCATGGAGAATTGGAGTTCCAATGGAAGCTCAAACTCCCGTGGTTGTACTGACCTCTCCATTGCGTCTTTCATGATTCTGATGACACTATTCTAAGACTATAGTGTAAATCAGATTCGTCTTCGGATTGATCAATCCAATCCGCCTGTTTTATTTTAAAAGCATTAGCAAATTCAGCTAGTAAATAAGGGTTTGTGTCTTCTTCTAGTTTTTTGATTGCTTGAATTTCATGCGGAGCACCTGCGTAATTCCTAAATGCAGCCAGTAAAATTTCTCCGGTGTGATGGGAGCCTGTGTGAATACGGTTCAGAAAAAGACGAGATTCTTCTC